ATCCGAATACCAGCACAAGATTTACAGCTAGTAAGAACCTACAACCCCCACCCCATAAGGCTTTCAGAGGATTGGTGCTTTTTGTTAAGTATTTATACATCTTATATCGTGTTATAGGTCATAACTAATAGTTATATTACTTTGCCGACCTCAATGCTTTGGTTAATGATTTCTTAAATTGTCTGTCGTAAGTGTTGTTGATATATCCCTTACCTATCTTGTAGAAATCGAAAGGTTTCTTGTCGTACTTCACACTGTCGTGGAACTTGATGAGTAGGGTTGGTTGTTGTCCTTTCCTGCCCTGCTTCCAGACACCAGTAGCACCACCGATAGTTGCTATAAATTCTTTCTTGCCTTTGACCAATCCTGTTCGTTTACCTGCGATGTTACCGAACTTGTTAAGTCTTTTGTTTTTTGTAATAGGCACTGGTATCTTCTTTGCGCCACTTCTAACACCACCATCAATCTGAAACTTCAGATAGTCTGCTACCTCAGGTCTTATTCTCAGCACACCAATTTGTTTTGTTTTCTTAGCTTTATCAATCAAGAAACCTCTTTGTGTGAAGCCAACAGGTCTGTCTAATTTCTTGACAGTTTGTTTAGCCATTTCCTTTTTTAAACCAAACAATGTGCCATTGATAGCTTGAGCAGTAGCAAAAGGTATTTGCTTCTTCTGTACTTTGTTTAGACCTTTAGTGAATTGTTTAATATTGTCTTTGATCTTTATCTGCATATTCTAGTTCTAATAATAATTCTAAATAATGTATGGCTTTAAGTATATCCTCTTTGCCGTTCTTATCTTTGTGTCTACACACATATTTAATTACTGCTGATTCGCAGTAGTTAAGTTTATTCCTCTGACAAAACTCTACAGGCTGCACATCATAATTTTTATAATGCGATCCTGATACTTGTTTTTCTAATGCTTTCCATTCTGTATCACTCATTTTACTACCTCTGTTACACTGATCTCTGAAGCCCTTTATTCCTGAATACATTATCTGTAACATAATATAAATCTCTTATAAGAGATTATATTGTTACATATATATTCACTCTGCTGGTCTACTCCATCCTTCCTTTTTCGCCCATCTATTTATCTTAGTATGTGAAACATTGTAATTAATTTCATCTAACAATGTTTCTTGTATTTTTCGTAATGGCATACCTGCTTCATAATATTTTCTAGCAGTTGCCAGTTGTTTCTTGTAAGGGTTTTCTACAACCATTATATCGCCATTCTTAATCTCAAATTCGACCTCTTCTTGCTCTAAGGCTGTCAAATGTCTTGCCTTCTCGAATGTCCATTTAAAACCAAACTCTATATCTGATTCGTCATCGTAATCTATTTCTTTCTTTTCTGATTCTACACTTATGAGCAAGTCCAATGTGACCTGTTTAACCATTGTGCCATATAAAGCTGAATTGCCACCCATGCCTGTAGTCTTTCTTGCATGATCCACGATCCATACTGTGATATTGTTTTGTCGACACCAATTCAGGAAAGGCTGCACATGAATTAGCCACTCTGTCGGACTGCTAAAATCTTCAAAAGCGAACAGTGTAAAGATGTTATCCATGACAACGATTTCGTATTCATGCACCTCTATTGTGTTCATCAACTGCTGCATATTCTCTTTGTCGTCTAAGGTTCTCAGCATCATTTCTGGGTATTGCTTATTTTCGTATTTACCTGTGTCCATGTTCAGCTCTTTAAATTCTGGCTGTATAAACCTTGAACAATAATGCAAATTATTGAGTGCCTTGACCCAATCATCCATATTAGATAATTTAGGCTTCATCTTGAGATAACGGCTCTGCAATGATGAGGGCAACATTTCGCCATCGACATACAGAATCTTACAAGCCTTTGGCACTTGGTAATAGCCGAAATCCATACCCATAGCCAAATGCAACATCAGCTTTTGGGTGATATAGGACTTACCACTGCCAGACCTGCCATACAGTATGGTCTGTGTGCCACTATGCAATAAACCCTCGATTAAAGGCTCTGGTTTGGGATATTCTTTGTCTAAAATGCCACCTAAAGGCTCAACCCACAGCTTTGTGTGGGAATCGTGAACCCTAGCAGCATCGCCTATAGGAGATACATTTGATTGGCTGCTAGAGTTACGATCAGTCATTATTAAAACGGAATACCATCTTCTTTCTGATCTTCCAGTACAGGCTGCTCGACCATTTCTGCTGGTTCGTCAAAGTCAGCAGGCTTATCGACCCATTGCACATAGTCCAACTTACCTTTAAAACCACTTGAGCCACTAGAGAAGGATATTTTCTCTGAGCCTGTGTATTTGAAACAAGGCACTTTGCCCTCTGCTTTGTCTTTCCAAGCACTAGACATCGCCTCATCGAATGTCTGCCCTTCTAACAGCCCAAACCTTTGCCAGAGGTAGACACCCTTGTCTTTGATGTAAACTCTTGCTGAGAAGGCTCTTTTGTAGTCCTGTGCGACTAATTCTTTAGCATTATCAGGCTTAACACCCACTTGCTGATCCCAGATAAACTGATATTGACCATCGTACTTGCCGTAGCCAGTCTGAAAATCTGTATCAATCAACATATATTCAAAATCTAAAGGCTCAACACCTTCAGCATTATTTACAACGAATTTACCTAGTCTAAAGTCATGCTTTATATACATACCTAAACCTTCCTTATCATCTAATTCTAAAAAAGACATAATTACTCCTCATTCTCTTTTAACCAATCTTCCAAGACATTTGGAAAATGTTTCACAAAACTCTCAACATCAGCAAACTCTTCTAGCCCATGTTGGAATTGTTCCATGTTAAATGCGATTCTTCTTTGGTTCGCATATATTAAAAATTCTTCTTTCATTTCTCCCCCTATAAACCAAACATCATAACGATGATTAGCGACCACATGGCGACTAAAAATAAGCCACCAATGATGTCGATTAAATCTTGCTTAGTCATACTTATACCCCACTATGTAAGCAAACGCCTCATGGTGTCTGCATTTGTCTCTCTGCATGACTAAGCGCTGCGCTTCTGCCCAGCACTTGTCTCCTCTCGCTTCTTGCCCTTTGGCAAAACATCTATCTGATAAACGGATTAGTCTGTCGATCTTTTGGTCAATCATGCTGTCACCTTTTGTTTAGTTTGATAACCGCCCAATATATCTAGTTCGTAAGTATTTATATAATTAAGGTAAGGTTCATTATTTCTGTTAATCAACTCATGCTCGGTTACAAAATAATCGGCTTGATTATCCATTTTATGTAATAGATAAAGCTCAATTATCATTTCTTCATATACATCATGCTCAGATATAACTTTTTGAGCTGCATCTAAACAAATAAAATAACGTGTAGTTTTATTTTTTCTAAATATCATGATATCTCCTTTTTTTGTAAGGCTTTGTCAAACCACATATTGTATTCTCTAGGATTTATAATCCAAGTGCCTAGAGTATGTTCAATATCGTTTAAATCTTTATCAAGCTCACATCCAATTTTTTTGATTTCAACTGGCTCAAGTCTAAGACCACAAGTATCAAAATATAGTTTTTTTAGATATTTAGTTATATCTGATTTTCTTTGATATGTTTTATCTGGTGTACAGAAGTCGCTTAATGGGTAATCAGAATCCTCATTGAATTCTCTAATACATTCTTCAGCCTTTTCCCAATCTCCTAATTCATCGAAATAAGACTGCACAGTAGACTTACTTATTTGGTAGTAAGTGTTGTAGTAGTTGCTTTTTAAGTTATTCATATATATCTCCTATACATACAAGTATGCACATAAAAAAATAAAAAACAACACTTTATTGTAAAAAAGTATATCTTTTTATATATATGACCCTATACTACTAATATGAAAAATTTAAAAACCCTTATGGTTACAGACAAAACGCACAAGAAACTAAAGTCCTACTGCCAAGCACACAATCTTAAAATGACTGGCATAGCAGATCAGATTATTAATCAATACCTACAGAGTAAAGATGGCAAAAGCAGTAGGTAAATTATCAAACGACAATCACGCATCTTGTTCAGGGCTGCCTGTCCTGTTTGGTGTCTCACCTTATGAGACAAAAAATGAGTATCTAAAATCAAGAATAGATGCACGACTAGGCAAGAATGTCAGAACAGTAAAAAACAATATGCCGATAGAGATTGGCAACATATTAGAAAAGCCATTGATAGAGCTGACGGCTGAAAAGCTAAACTTGACGGATGTTGACCTTGCTATTACCCAAGCAGTGCAACACCCTGACTTCCCCTTAGAAGGCTCTATTGATGGTATCGCTTATGCTAAGAACAACATTGTTAAGCCAGACAATCAGGTTATCTATACCGAAGATGACCAAGAAATAATGCTCGATGGTCATGGCATCATTGAGGTAAAGACCACTAGACAAATACCTGAAGCAGATGGCAAACCACCTCTGTTTAGGGGTGTATTACAGACCAAAGCTCTCTGTGCAATATGTGGGTATAGTTGGGGGGTGATTAGCACTCTTCACAATACCAACGATTTTAAGATGTTCCTGTTGCGCAGAGACTTTGCCTTTGAAAAAGAACTTAAAGACATCATAAACGACTTTGAAAGACGGATCAAAGAGCAAGACTGGTATGCACCACAAGTGCTGCCTGATCTTCAAATCATGCACCCTGTCGGTGAGAAGGTCGAAGTTGACCTTAACGATGACGATTGTGGTTTCCATTTGGATCGTATCAATGACAACAAAGACAAGATTAAGTTGCTGAATGAAGAGATTGAGAAGTCACAAATCTATATCCAGACTAAGATGGGCGAAGCTGAGATAGGCATCAACGATAGATATAAAGTCTCATGGGGTACAACAACTTACAAACCACAACCTGAGAAAGTTGTACCTGCTAAAGATGGTTATACAATCAGGCGCAAGACGGCTACAGTTAAGAAGATAAACGATGAATAAAGCAATAAAGGCACAAAAGCAGTCTTGGCTTAATTGGCAAAGAAATGAAAAATATAGATTTGAATTAGAAGAATTGAAGAAAAAATATAATTTTTCAAATTATGAGTTGGGTGGTGCTTGTGAAATCAGTGAAACAATTATGAGAGATTGGCTCAACAGAGATAACAGAAAACTCAATCAAAGTAACTTAGACAAAGTAGAAAAAGGCATAACAGAGATACAAAACGCTATAAAAAAACTAAACCTCTGACCAGTCCTTGCCCTCAAACAGCAAGGCTTCAGCCTTCCTACGTCTCACCAAGCCCTCTAAGACCTCACCTGCTGCTTTGTTCCAGCGTTGAATCTCATGTGGCACATCAATATATTCACCTGCATTTAATTTAACTAACAGGGTTGAGCTTAATAAATTACCCACTCCTAAGTTATACACCCAAGCTACTAAAGCATCGAACTGATGTTGCTCTAGTGGCACTGTGACTAAATCATTAACATACCCTTCGTATTCTTCTAGCTCTATATCGAGCATAGTCTCTGCATAATGTTGTGACCAATGATCGTCTTTCTGCACATTCTTAGTATGTCCATAGCCGATTGTCCATTTGCCTGCTGGACAAAGATAAGCCTCTAGCTCACAACCTTCAAACTTCTTAATTAGGGCTTTGCCCTCTTCTGATATTTTCATGTTATCCCCAAACTTTTACTTTTTTGCCACCCCAATACTCGACAGCGTGACCTTCTTTTATTAATTGTTGGCACATATCTAGCCCATCTGTTGTATATGGTATGCCTAAGATTCTGCCGTATTTGCCTTTGCCTAAACTCTTAACCATTAACTGTTCACCACATAATTCTTGCAGTCGAGCCTTTGCTGCTAAACCTAATGCTTTCTCAGCTAGGTTTCTAGTTCTTGATTCAGGGGTATCTATCCCTGCCAGTCTGACCCTTTGTTTGTGTAGCCAAACCCCAAAACCTAAATCAATATGCACATCAATAGTATCGCCATCGACTACTCTGTCTAATGTGCAGTTATAGATAAATGCTTCAACCATGTGTGTATATTTTTAGCGGTTTTGTTTTGCCTTTCACTTTGATCGGCTTCAATGATTGTAACTCATAATCGACTGCTTGTGCGGTACTTTCGCCTATTAAAAAATCAACTCCGACTTCTTTAGTAGCACTTTCTAATCGTGCTGCTGTATTTACCGCATCACCTATGGCAGTATAGTCGAATCGTGAGGCACTACCAAAATTTGATACAACAGACCACCCTGAATTTACAGAAATTCCAATTTCAATACCTAACCCTGCTGCTTTTATGTCGTGTCGTATTTGAAGCGCTGTTTTAACTGCTGCCTCTTCATGGTTGGGCAAGTCTAAGGGCGCATTAAAAATAGCCATCATAGCATCGCCTATAAATTTATCTATCATACCATCATGCTTTTGAACAGCTTGTGCTTGTATCGTCAGTACTTTATTCATAATCTCAGTTACCTCTTCTGGTTCTAGTTTTTCCGATAAAGCAGTAAAGCCTCTGACATCTGTAAATAGATATGTGCAATAACGCTTCTCACCCCCTAGCTTCAGTAAACTAGGATCGTCTTGTAATCTTTTCACTTGTCGTGGATCAAGATAATGCTCAAACTGTTTTTTGATCTGCTGTCGTAATTTGTATTGTTTACGGAAGTTTAGATAGTAAGCCACACTAGCTGTGACAAATTCAGCGATCAAAGTATAGCTAAAATCAAGCAAAACCCCTGCTCTGATGGTATAAAGCCCATATGCAGCCGTAGAGCAAAAGATCACAGAAGCAAGGGTAATTGACCATGTAATCCCCATAAAAGAGCTTACAAGCCAAATAAGAAGGCACAAAATTATCAAACTAGCCAATTCTGCTGTCAAATGCCAATAAGGTATGTAAGGGCTATTAGGTATAAGCATAGATTCTGCCAAAGCAGCTTGAATCTTGTGTGGTTCTAACAAACCGACACTTGTGGCTAATTGTGGCATGACCCCTTTCGCTGTGACACCGACAAAGACAAATTTATCTTTGACAGCCATTTCTGTCAGTGTGGTTTGTGGTGTGTCAACCCAAGACAACCAGTGTCGACCTAAACTGTCCACCCTAGTTTGTGGTAAACCTCTGACCTTGATCTCCTCTATTCCTGCCTCGTTGGTTTTGATAATAAAAGTATCTGCACCAGCTAGGGTTTTTAATACTTGTGTACCGAAACTAGGAATCCAGCCATTAGGTGTTTGCAATAGTAAAGGTAATCTTCTAACTAAATTATCGACATCGACTGGCGCTGACACCATACCCTCTAAGGCAGATTCAGATATTTCAGGGATATTAGGCATATAGCCTTGTAAAGCTATACCCTCTGCTGGATCGCCTAACAAGACTGTGCCTGTAGGTTCAGGATAAAGTTGATTATTTGTCTCGAAGGTGGCAACAACTATGGAATACTTTGAGGTAGATATACTAAATGCGCTGTCACCACCAAACCTGTCTTTATCTATAAAGGATATAACATAACCGACACCAAGTGCGCCCTTCGCCATAATCTCCTCGTTTATTTCAGCTAATCTTTGTCTTGGTAAAGGATAACCACCCTCTGCCCTAACATCACTGTCAGTTATATTTAAGATGGTAAAGTATTCAGATGGTTTATGTTGCTCAACAAACCTATCAAAGACTTTTAACTTTAAAATCTCTAATGCAGGCACTTGCAATACTAAGGGCAGAGCCAAGAGTGTAATTAGTGCTAGTCCTATTCTAATCATGGGTTTTGGGTAATTGTAATACTAGAGGATGAACCACCATTAATCTTAACTGTTCTGCTGACACCATCTTGAATAAAGATAACTGTGTATGCACCACCACTGTCTAAATCTAAATAAGCCTGTTGATTTACTACTCTTTGCATTGTCAATCTTTCACCCTGTATGAAAGTTGTGATTTGGGTTTCTGTATCTTGCCCTATACTTGTGCCACTGATATTAGCAGATTCTAAATTGATAGCTAACTGGTCTTGTTCCTCGCCTGTATCTAAAGCATCTAAGACATCCAATAAATCTTCTAAGAAGTTCACATCAAGATAATCTATATCTAACTCTGTGAACTCAAAATCTTCGTCTAGCTTGAGAAAATCCTCATTTAACAAGTCGACATCTAACTCGTTGTAATCTAAATAGTCTGTGGATTCTTGTTGGCTCTCCTCCTCTTGAGCTATCACTTCCTTAGGCGGATTGATAATCAGCATATTGTCAATAAAGTCTAAGGTTATATCTAGGGTAACTGGCTTAGTGGGTGCTGATTCAAAGACACTAGTAGTAGTAGCCTGATAGGGCTTATTGAGGGTAACTTGCCCTGCACCTGTTGAGACAATAATCTCACCACTAGCGTTACCAAACTCATCAGGCAGCAAGATAATCAAGCTAGAACCAAACTCTGTAGTTGTTACTGTGAAGTCTGTACCTAATATAGCAATCTCAGCACTGTCAGTTGTCAGCTTAACTTTCTTCTTATTAAGCGCACCACTGATGTATCTAATAGTGCCAGAAGCAAATTTAAGGCTCATAGAGCTGTCATCTGGGGTATAGATATACTCATCTATAACTAAATTAGAATGTTCTGTTAGACGAACCTGTGTGTTGTCTAAGAAGGTAATGGCTATTCGACCTGCTCTGGTCTGTACATTGTCGTAAGATTCTATATTGAAGTCTAAGATTGCAGGGTAAGGTTGATCTCTAACTATTTGACCAAAGCCCTTGAGTTCTGAAATATCGCCTATTGAATCAGCATGAAGTGGATGTACCACCATCATTTTGAACAATACACCAGCTAGAATTCGAGCCATTAGCAGTTATTTTAAGGTAATCTCTGGCTAGTGTCGAAGCCTGAGTGATGTTAAAGGTATTGCTTGAGCCATCTAAGTCTAGGTAAAAATAACCAGCATCGCTTGATGTGTTACCTGCATAACCACTACCAGCGAAGGTTAGGGTGTTGCTATCGCCTAAGATGTCTATGTAGTTGGTAGCGTTTTCATAGTCTATCGTGGCAGTTAGCTCATTACTGTCACCATCGATAAGCCAATCGAGATTGAGATAACCAGCATCGCTATCTTCAGCAATCGCCAGATCAAAAGTATTACTACTACCAGTAGCCTGAATATTCAGATTGACATAATCGCTAGTATTAGCTTCTAAGCTGTTCATAACTAGGTCAAAGACATTGCTATCACCTGCAAAGTTCCAATAGGCTGTAACATTATCACCATTAAAATCATCTGCTTTGAACAGGTTGCTCGTACCTATTTGATTGATAGTTAGGGTCATATCACTACCAGACAAACCTAATGCAGTGAGGCTACCAGCAGATGCGTTTGTGCCACCTATGAGATTAGAGCTACCTAGCTGCTCTAATTTAATGACAGCGTTAGAACCTGTCTGTGAGACAAACACTTCGTTGTCAGCGTATAAGCCAAATGATAAGAATAACAATAATACAAGTCTCATAAGTTTTTCACCGACCAGTAGCCTCGTTCAATGCCCTGTTCAATTATATTAACTATACCGACTTCTATAGCACTTTGCAAAGCGATAGACTTGCTCTCATTCATAGCATTACCTGTCTCGAACTCAACTAACTTAGTGCCATCAGCTATATATCTAAACAAATCATTAGACAAACCAACCGACAAAATAGTCTTAGTTGTTAGGTTCTCTAGCAAGACTTCACCTGTGCTAACACTGACAACACGCAAAGAAACAACAACAGTATCTTCACGATATTGTTTAGAGTTACCTATCCCTAAATATCTTGCACCCACACCACCTGTTAGTAGATTTTGGTTTAAATCAATAATGCCACCCTCAATCAAGATTCCAGCAAATAACAGTGGTAGTTCTTCCGTAGCATCATCAAACTTTTGTCTTGTGGATCGGATGATTTGCCTCTCTCTAGTGATATGATCTATTCCACCCCTCTCTACGACACGAAAGAAGCCAGATTGTTTCAAAGCCCTTATCAAATATGTCTCTGGCGCTTGGGTCATAGCTGTTGAGAAACTAGCATAACCATCAATAGACTTGCGCTGTCCTGTCAAATCTTGGAACTTATAGACAGCTACTATGGGTTGCACATTAGCTACACCAACCTTCGTGATCGCATCTGTCACAGGCTCATTGATAAAAGCAGATTTAGAAAAACATTGTGCTTTACCTACAATAGTAACGACATCTTTATAGTCGTTATCAGGGTTAGTTAAACAGGGTGAGATATATTCTCTGTGTGTTGCACAGTTATTCAGTAAAACCGAAACTGTTAACAGGAATAGTAATTTCTGTAGTTGTGCCATCAAGAGTATTATATATGCTTAGAGTAATAAATGTGCCATCACTATCCCAACTGATTACATTGTCAAACAAAACAAAAGAGCCTGTAAGTTGTGGATCGTCAGAAAATAATGAATCAGTAATCTGCCTTGAAATATTAGATAGAATCCTAGATTGTAGATTGTTCTTCCATCTTTCTAGTAGGCTGTTGTTTTGTTCTCTAAGCTGTTCTTCTAGTTTGGCTTCTAGGTCTAATCTGATAGCCTCGCTTCTAGTGAATTCTTGATTCTCAATAGTAAGTACATGAGCTGAATACCCAATTCCTGAAAATGCAGGTGACTTAAATTGAAACTTAATCTCGTCAGCCAAGATGGGCAGTGCTAACAAAGGTATCAAAAAAACAGCGCAACCTTTGTTTTTATAGTAGTCTTTTTCTGCTCTGTTCATAGCACTAAACTCCAAAACCAAATACAGAAACTTATTGCTAATGTCCAAGCAGTCAGCTTATACCAATCAAGTGTATATTTAATCTTTTCTTTGGTCATTTCTATCTGCTTTAGCTATCTTGTGACTGTCGATAAGCTGTGGCACACCTAAAATTGTCTTAATAAGAGTGTCCTGTCTAATGATTTCATTGTCAAGACTACGAATACGATCTATGAGGGCTACCAAGATACCATGTTGTGAATCTAGCTTAGTGCCGAGCCTTTGTTCCATAGCGTTAATTTGCTCTGCAACCTTTTCATCTACGACATCTAGCTTCTTCTCCATGCCATCGACAATACGCATGATTAGCTTATAAATAAACCAACCTAACCCAACGGCTGCTGCTATCGGAAAGCCTAGCTGTTGAATTACTGTTACTATCTCTTGCATGATAAGAAAAGGGCTGGGTTAGAGATTATATATATTAGGATAATATGAAATTAAATATGTACCAGCCCTTTTGCTATTTTTTGTTTTTTACTCTGACCTCTTTGTAAGCCTCATTAACATCAGGTGTTGATTTATCATCACCCTTGTATTGACCTTTTTTGTTTCTAGCACGAACTTTCTTTCTGTGTGTGCCAGTCATTACATCAATAAACTTCGACCACCAGCTCATTCTTCAACCTCTTCAGTAGGCACATTTTGTTGTGCTTCTTGTTGAAGTTTTGCTAAGAAAACATTTGATTCATTATCAACCACTTTGCCTGACCAGTACTTTACCAGTCCACTAAGTGCGTTTATTACAGCTTCTTTTTCCTGTAATTTTGCTTCTAATTCTGCAACTACGTCAGTTTTTTTATTTTTTTCGTCTGCCATTGGTAACTCCTTTTCTCAATGATAAATAATCTATAAAATCATAAAGCTTGATGTTCCAATTAGCTTTAGGTGTTGGGTAGAAACGTATAATAATATTAGCTAACCCAACGAAAGCTAACAAGTAAATAATAATATCTAAAATCCACATAAAATAAATTATAACCTATCTTATATCATTGTAGGTAACATTATCAAAAACTGTAGAACTATATTCTTTCAGGTCTAAGCGCAAAGCTAAATAATCATCCTCTAAAAATTCAAAATTGATCCCTGTAATTTCAAAATCTTTACCTGTATAGCCAACCCTTGCATTGTCTAGGTTTACTATGTCACCCACCTGATAGGCTATAAATTCTATTGGCACTAAAACAGAAGTTGTAACTTCTTGTCTGGAATATTTCAGGGCTATTTCTGCTAACCTTTGTGCAGTGTATTTTGAAGTTGTTAGTGGGAAAGATACATTCATAAACTTCTCAAAGTTTGGTGAGCTTTCTTCATCAGGTGTATCTGCGTTTAAAAAGGTACTATTTTTTACTGGTGTAATCTCTGCTGCTTTATAGTCATCGGCATCTTCTCTTTGGAAAGTCGCCTTAACACCATTATATCTTTCAACTCCTGACTGTTTAAGTGTGAACTGTAAGGGTGCTAGGAGTTTATCGTCAGTAATTGTGCCTGCTGCTGTGCGTGCCTTACCGACAAACAAGTTAAACTTGCCGTTGTTATAGCCAAGCTGACCAGCACAAGAAGAAAGCATATTTTCTAATATGCTCTGTGGTTCGGCTGTAGAATCAAATTGTCCATTGAGTGTGAATCTGCTTTCATTGCCCCCTGTAACAGCAATAGAATCATCGCAGTCGCTTGCTGCCTTTTTAAATCCTGCATCAGTAGTAGCATCATTAATCTCATCATTGCTTGCTGCACAACCATATACTGTGTCTTTAAGATAATCTCTAATTATCAGTGCAGGATTTGTGCTAAAAGTTGTGTTTGTTGCGTGTACTCTTGGATCGACAACTTTCTTACCTTTGACCTCAAAACTGAAGCTTGGGAAAGCTGCAAACTTATCTGTGTCAAATACACAACCGACATAAATGTAAGCAATACCTTGTAATTTATGGTTAGTAGTCCAATCTGAGCCACCAGAGCCATTTATTTCAGTCTGCACAGCACTGTTAACAGCAGTTTGTCCACCCTTCTCAAACACAATCTTGATTAGACCACCTGCTGTATTGTATTTGTCGCTGTTAGAAGAATTAACAAAAGCAGAATTATTAACAATAAAAATACCACTACCTGATGAGGTTTCAGTAAAATCACTGGCAATAGAAAGTTCTTGCACACCTTTACCAGCATCGATATACATTTTTGTAATATCTTCTATTTCATGTCCAGCTAATGCTATAACATTGTGCAATTTGACATTATTAGTGCCTGATGTCTGTTGATATACTATCGTGCCACCAACCCTAGTTTTGCCGTAAACAATGTTTCTTGGTGCAATAGGATTGCGTGTAGCTGCTTTAAAACCAATATTTTTAGCTGGTGTATTTTCAGAGCCTTTGGCTGTGACATAACTCAAACCGATCAACAAAAAGTTGCTTATGAATCTGTTACCTAGTGTTTTTAAAAAAAGTGCTTTTGTTACTTGTCCTGTGATTAGTCCTATACCAGTAGATATAGTAGCTAATGTGATGGCTGCTTTTAATATTTTCTTAAACATTATCTTAGCTGATAGATACCACCATCACCACCAGTACCATCGCCACCACCGCCAGTGCCACCCCCTAAAGCATTACCCCAGAAGAGCTGCTGTTCTTGTATTTGCGGTACGAAGCTTAAACCCTGATCTCCTGTGTGTAGGTACTGTTGTGTCTCAGGAGTGTAAAACAAATTTCTTGGTCTAGTTAAATCTATCAGCTTATTTTCACAACTAAAAACTATATTAAAGGTGTCACCATCTGTAATGGTTATGCCATCTATTCTGCCTTTGAACAGAATTACATTGCTTATCTCAGCCATAGTGTCAGGATGGAAAAAGAACATACGCAAAGTTATGAATCTGTTTTGCATATCTTCTGTGGTCACAGCGTTATAGATTTCCTCTGACAGACCACTAATACTTATCGTTAAATTAGTGGATTGTAGTTCTTTAGTTTCTTCTATACTGGATAGTTGCAATAACTCACCAGCACCTATATATGTGTTGTTGTCACTACCAGTGAAGTTGCCTACACCATTCCAAACATTCACATCGCCAGAATCAAGCGTAAACTGCACACCGAAGCTGATAATATGATTATCATTTGCTAGACGATTAGCTACTGAGGTAGCAACACTTGGTCTACTAGCCATTTATCACCTCGATTGCTGTAAAAGCCAAACCATACGTTGATGCCTCATTGACAGACCATGAGGTTTGATTAGAAGCCAACCTAAACTGACCTTTAGGATTAGCAAATTTGACGTAATGATTATGCGGAAAATCTGCTCGTAGTTTAGGCTCGATACGAACCCCATAATTAGTATTTTGGTTACCAAATGGTGTGCTATCTTCGACAGCCAACACATATTGAACTGGATTAGATGTGGTTGTGCCAGCATCATGCAAAGCTAGATAGTCACCCTTCTTTATTGTACCAGTAGCAGGGTTCACCCTTGATAAATTTAATCCTGTGATACCTTTTTTATTTTCGTTGACTGTGCAGCTTTGGTTATTGGCATCAACAATATCTCTGTCAAGGACAACAGCATTGGTGCTTGTCACTGAGGTAATTTTAAATGTGCCATTGTTGTCATCATTGCTTGCACCTGCTACTAAAACAAAATCTCCTGCTTCTGAGCCATCGAAAAAATCGCCTGAACTCGCATCAGTAATTGTTTTGTTAGATGCAGTAAAATTCAGCGTAACACTACCACCAGCAATTCTATTGGAACGTACCAAAAAATCACCATTGTAAGTACCTGAATTTGTTGTGTGCGATGGATCGCCAAGCAAGAAAGTGTTTTTCGTGCCTTGTAG